TCGAATCAGGCATCGCCATAAGCATTGAAGCATACGTTGCCTCGTCGATAGACTCATAGGGAGCCTGACGATAAGTGCCACCATCCATGGGAAGGTACGATACACCAGTAATCTCATCAAAGTTCTCCCATGTCCAAGCCCCTACCTTAGGCCACTCATTCTCATTGACTGAAATAGTCACTGAAGGCTTGTGCTCACACCAATGACGTTGGAATGTCAACCACAAGTCCAAGTGCTCAATAGCTGACAAGTCCTCACGTAGACGAGCACCCTCTGGTGTCTTCATGGGGAAGCTAAAGATAGTTGTCGACTCAGGCTTCATGACACAAGGCTCCCAAGGGAATCCAGCATCCTTCAAGAAAGCAGTGATGGGGTCTTTAGCATCGGATCGAACACGACGAATAAAATAAGCACTGTGTTGAGGATGAATGCCACTAGCAGTACCAGTGAGTTGGCTAACAGTGCCTTCGGGTTTGACACAAGTGATCGCAGCAGAGACATTGATCCCAAGTTCAGCAGCAAGATGCTTATTAGTATCCACAGCAACATTCTTCAACTCCTCAAGACGGGCAGGTAGTTCCTTATCGTAGGCGTCATTTAGCAAAGTATTGTCTAGGATACCAGTCATGGAGACACCCAACAAACGCTCATCCTCAGTGTTGGTCTGCCACACCTTACGCAGGTACGGGAAGTTAGTCAAGGTAGATTGGAAGGTTCCCAAGATTGTCGCAATAGCGACTTTTTCTTTAAGAGACTCCAGTGTATCCCCCGCACGAACAATAACTGAGCTGAGGTTGCAAAACTGGTAAGGCCGGAGAATGATTTCAGAACAAGGGTTAGTGCCCCACTCTTTACCGAGTACACGGCGACCATTCTTAGACGCTTGAATCTCTGAAGCATAACGGTTAAAAATTCCACGCTCACCTGAGTGACTCTCATAAATGTTGCTCCATTCACGCATAAACTGGCCTACATCAGGCTTGACATCGTACACTGCTGAGTTGTTAGCCAAGGCTCGTTGACCATTACCGTCCCACCAAGCTCCTGCTTTGGCCTTAGCCATACGATCATCACCGAGGTCAGACAAAGAGATCATCGCTGAGCGTCGAACTCCACCGACCACCACGACTTCCCCAATCTTACATAGAATATCGTGGGCTTCCAAGCTTGTAAGCTTTCGTCCAACAGCACCTTTGAATTTATGCGTAGCGTACTTAAAGAGTTCCACAAGAGGTTCGGGGCCACTTGCACGACCACCAAAGGTTTTGAGGCGAGTTCCAGCAGGGCGCACCGCAGATACGTCCCACTTAGGTACTTCACCTGCCCATAGGAGAGCCAACACTTGTCGTAGTGCCTTAGCCCATCCCTCTTTGGAGTCTTTAACGTGAACCACAGTATTAGACTCGTAAAGCTTTTCAGGAATCTCAGGTAAACGGTTGACATACTTCTGCTCCACGGAAAAACCTACACCTGTACCACACAGGAGAATGTACATAGCCTCATCGAAGGCCTTAGGGTCATCAATGGGTAAGTATGAACAGTTGTAACCTGCTACGTTCTGACGCTCTAGAGCCTCACCTGAGGTCATGATTGAGCGCATTGAGGGCATAACATCCAAGTTAACGATAGCATTGAACAGACGGTCATAGAGAGGGCCATCAATGGTGTAGTTATGGTTAGTTTGAAGATGCTTGCTCATGAAATCCATGTAGCGATAGGCTGTCTCATGCCAGTGTTCACGACGACCTTTATCGTCTAGGTAGCGTGAATAGCGAGATTTTGCTATGTAAGTCTGGTACGGGGTCATTGTTGTTGTTGTCATTGTTGTTTGTTTGTTTCGTATTTAGAGAGTAGATAAAGAATGGAATTAATTGCTTGCATCAACTGAAGCTGATCATGCAAAGTCATACCAGTCAAGGGAGGGACAGGATTAGGCCATTTAGCCCTCACATTGTCCCAAAAAGGTGTTACAGCGTCTTTCATGATGCCTTAGCCTCTTCCAGCTCAATTAGCTTCTCAAGGTAGTGAATAGCTTTTCGGAGATCAGCTACGCCACCCTTGTCTCGCCAGCGGGACACGTATTTTACACAGTTTCCTTCAAAATAGCCAAGGTTATTTGCGTAAATATAGTCCCAAGGTTGAATTTCTTTCTCTTTGTAATGATTTCCACTTACTTGTTTACCGTTGGCTGAGGGAATAGTGTCAGGTAACACAGGAGAACCCATGTTAAACCCTGCCATGTATTCCTCAATCTCCTTGTTTGTTGGCTGAATCTGCCGCATATTTACGCTCCAAGTATTCAATTGATAAAAACATCTCGTCAAAGTGTCCGTCTTCTACCTCATTCATAACCAGTAAGCCTCGCCAATGACGGTTACTTAGCTGATCCATATAGTCTTCATCGTGAAGATAATAGCTACCAGCGACAATAGCACAGATAGGCTTGCCATCAGCACGTTTACCGTATGCGATCTGTTTCCCTTGTTGATGACCAGCGATACAAGACATGTGCAACTTGCTAATGATAGCAGCAGGGGAAGCGGCAGGACGTCCCATAGCACCCACAGGCCAGTAATGATTAAAACCAACACCATTAATGAACACAGGGTGGAGAAACTCATGTACTTCCCAATCTTTCAAGTTAAGGTCATCATAGGTCAGTAGGCCTTCAAGCATGGGATTGTTGTTCACAGCCCTTGTGAGGCGATGTTCATGATTACCCTTCAAGAACACCATACGAGGCTTGTACAGCTTCTGTTTGTTCTCTTTCTGAGCCTTCTGGAGGTTGTGTAGAGGGTTCAGTAGGGTTAGCATCCCTGTGTTACCTGCTGCAACGTCAGCTAAGTAGCGCTTACCTTCGAAATACTTGCTACCTGCTTTGTCGTGGCTTGAGAGGCTAGGGAAGTCCCAGTGATCTCCCAAGTGAACCACTACATCTGGACGGTACTCACAAATTGCTTTCCCTGCCCATGTAAGATGCTCTTGTGGGGCATCTGGTTTGCACTGAGTATCAGGCACGACTAGGATACGCATTACAGCGGCTTCCAATCAAATTCCTTTTCTGTATTGTAGATCTCAGGGTAAGCCAGCAAGAGCTTTTGAAGAATCTCGTCATTCAAGCAGCGACCATATCCAGCCAAAGGCTCCTTGGTGTACTGACAGATCTCGTTCATCGGGAAGGCAACTGAGTAGTAGACCTGCTCTTTGATGTTGTATCCGTAGTGCTCTTCCATTGCGTCTAGAATATTATCGAGGACTCCCATCCAAGTTCCTTCATTAGGCTCAACAATGATTGTGTGCGTTGTTGGCATTTCCTCACCGAACTCGTTAACCCACGGCTGAGTGACCATCTCAAAAGCCCAGTAGTCCTGATCTTCCAATAGCAGCTCTTTATTGTCAACAAACTCAACAGGCTCTTTCCACAAAGAAGTGAACTTGTCTCGAACGGCTTGCATTGCAACTTTAACATTATCTACACTTCGTTTAAACATTGTTAATCCTTTTACAGTTGTTGGTTGATTGATCTTATGGAAATACTCAACTAGCGGTTGGTGATTGCTCATCTGTGTACTCCATGTCGTCTTGATACTTCTTAGACTCTTCAATACCTCTCTCCAAGGCAGTGATGATGCCTAATCGTAGAAAAGAATCACGCTCCTTGTCACTCATGTCGAATGTGTAAGTAGCGCTACCATCTTCATGTTCCTTGCGTAAGTTTACTTCCATTTGATACTCTCTTTCTACGTTCAATGATCCAGTCATGGGGGATTGTTTTGTCTGCGTACATAAAACCGTTCTTAACACACCACTGAGCATAAGTTGTGTATGACCCCTTGTTTAGCTTTTGATTGCTATTAGAGAATACAAACCTTATGTCCAAGTGTGGTTGTTGCCTTTTAATCAGCATGTGTTTCTTACGGTCTGCTATGAGGAAACGTCCCTTAGTCTCCACGATGATCCCATTATCTAGCACAAAGTCAGGTGTGTACTGATGTTCACTCGCTGGCTTGATGTACCTGATCTTTGTCTCTTCGTAGGTGAAAGGAACCCCTGCCTCAGTGAGAGCCTTAGCGACATCCTCTTCCAAGCCGCTACGCCACCCATGCTTCAGAGCATTAGCTCGTTTGTTGCTTGTTACCTTACGAGTTACCATGTTCACGAGCCTTCAGCATTGCGTCTGCCATTGCATAAGAATCTTGAGCGATGTCTTTAAATAATTTCAAACTTTCTTCATCTGCCTTTTGATCAGTAGGAAACCACTCAATTGCACTATCAAAAATCCCCTGCATTGCTTTGGCAGCAAAGTAATCACGTAGTGTCATCCCCTTGTGCGCTTCTCCGAGATAGTTGTTTGGGAAAGCCCGTTTCTCGCTCATACTTTTGTCCTTTCATACTGGTGCAACAAAGAGCCGAAAGCATCTACGAAGATCTCATCATGGTTAGTCTGTCCCATCGAGAACATGACAGCATGGACTAACTCGTGAAAGAAAGTCTGCTCAGTGAATGTCTTGTTCATCCCTGTTCGTAGATAGATTACCTGAGTAGTACAG